TTGTTTAGTACTTTGCATTCGTTTAACAATCCATAAAACACAACAGGTGGACGATATAAACACAGTAACAATATTGTCCTATTGACTCATGGAGGATTTTCTCTGTGTTCTGTTGTGAGTTTTTTGGCTAGTTTGCAAAACTTAACTATGAGCTATGGCCTTAGCGGATGCTAAAAAACTCAAACCTTTATCCCAAATGGACTCCACGATAAATAAAGGTCCTATTTTTTATTTTTCATAGTATTATTTTGCCCAAAACTCGCCAGGTTGAGGGGGTCTATCTAATTGTAGAATAGAGAGGTACAATTGAATCTCATCTGTCAATTAAGACTTGGTCAAAGATGGATACAAATTATTGATTGAATTGTCAAGTAACTACACTACACTTCGAATACCTACGTAATCAACCCCAATTTTACAGTTTTTATATTTTTATTAATTTTTATATTCTATCTTCTAGCTATGCTACATATGCTAACTATACTATCTAATGGCAACATTTCTGTCTACCAGCTGTGTCTGTATCACACAACCACCTGAATACTGGTCCTACAGTATTACTACCCAATTTGGTGTTTGAAATTTCTTTAGTGAATATTTCTCTCATTCCTGAATCCCAAGAATAGATCTGGCTCAATGCATAGTAAGTGTCTGCAGTGGCAGTACACTTAGAAAATCGCATCTGCCACTCTTCCCTAGTAAATGGAATAGCTTTTACACCATCAGTCAATTTCATCAAATGGGTCATAACAATATTAAAAGGCTCAATAAAACTAACACCATTTATCAAACCTAATACTGTTCCTCGGACTAATTGTTTTGGATTAATGAAAGGAGGATCTACAAAGAATCCAAATTTACTCAAAACTTTTCCAACCTTGGGTGCAAAAGTCCATCCTTCTAAAACCGGGTACAATCTCATAGAGCAAAATTCAACATCTATCCACCGTACTCGATAGACTGCCTTCGCCTTAAAACCCAAAAGATACATCCATTTTTTAAAATCTATTTTTTTCCATGATGATGGCAATGACATAGCATTATCATCTCCTTGAACTAACATTCTCAACAAACATCTCATTTGACTCATGGATGTCCCTTTCTCTTTCCACACAATGTACAAATGAAACATTGCATTGAAAATAGAATTGCCTAAAGAAGTATATGGGTCACCAGATTTCCTTCTCCCTTTAGCGAAGAAGAAGTATCCATTGGAAGTTACACCTTTAGTATCTATATTGGCTCTACACAGCATTGACACTGCTAGAGGACATTTAAAATACTCGAACATCCAACATTCTAACTCCATAATTTCCCTACACATAGATATGTCCCAAGAACTAACATCATCTTCTACCATAGTGCCACCTAGACTAACCAAATTCTGTGCAGCTTTAAATGTGTCCACCCCTGAAGTGAAACACACAAAATTATTCGCATTCAGGTCTCTTTTTACTTTGTCTTGGAATGATGCCATCCAAGGACCTATTAGACAAATAAATTCAGCTGCAGCTCCTTGAATCATTCTAGGAGATTTGATTAACAGGTCATGGTCAGACATGTAATTCAAATTTTCAACTTTAACAAAG